CTCCTATTTATTTATTATAGGTAGGAGTATATACCAAGAGAGCTTAAAGTCTCTTGATATAAATAAGCAAATTACTATTTGCTTGCAGCAACATTCACTAAAAGGCAGCGCTCTTCCTCTAAGAGGATACCAGCATAAAACATATTATAACTGAAGAATCCAGTTGTACCGTATGTGTTACCACTATCTACTTGTGAAGGAGAAGCACTATTGAATTTGATTTTACCTTTACCTTTAAGACCAACAGTTGCAAAAGCACCTTCAGTTGGGAATAGGATTGGGAATACATCAAAGTTAGTACCATCATTTTGTAATGTACCTGTATATCCAGAAGGGATAGCAGCACCTTCACCACGGAATACAACAGCACCTTCAGCTTCAATGAAACGTACTTCATGCATTGCACCTACTTCACCTTCAGCAAGAGAAGTTGCACCAGCATATTTTTGAACAGGAGTATAAACATACTCTTTCTCATAACCAGAACCACGAGTTAAGTTCTCAAGGTCAGATTTAACATCAGCACCAATGATTGCATAGTAAGATTTGTTAACTGTTTTAGTATCTACTTTAGTAGAACCAGTTACAATCTGAGTATTCTTTTTAGCTCTATTACGAACTAGTTTACGAACACCTTTACGAATTAAATCATAAGATACTTTCCAAAGATCATCATCAGAACCATCTGCAGCTGCACCATCACCGATAGTAGCTTTAGAAGTAGCAGTACCAGAATACATAACAGTCGATGTACCTAACATATCGAGTTGGATAAGATCTTCAACTCTTGAGTTAGCAAGTTCACCAAGTTCTTCACGGTAACGAGTTTGAATGTAGTCTTCAGAGAATAGCTCTACTTCATCAGTATAGTCAATCATCTCACCATAACGTGCAAGTGAAGTTTCCATTGTAACTTTTTGTAAAGTCCTCTTGTTAACGCCAGTAGCACCTTCTGAAAGGGTTGCATTAGCTAATGAGTTAGAAACATCAAGAGCACTACGTGCAGTTAAGTAACCTTTAGCAGCAAAGTCAGTATCTTGTAATGTTCTATCATACATATGTAGAAATTTACTGATTTTAAAAGTCTTACCCATTTTAGTAGGCATTTGTTTACGTGAAGCAAACTGACCATAAACGTTTACTCTATTTGCTGCTTTGATACCAGCTCTGTCATAAAAGTGTGTAATTGTATTTGGACCAACTGAAGAGTTAGTTCCGTCACCATAAAAATTTGAAACAGCCATAATATTATCCTTTAATAATAAGTACTATCTCTAGTACTTATCTTGTAGGCTAGCATACCATTTTTCGAAATCCTCATCAGAATCACTTAAATAGTCTACTTTCCCACCATTTGTTCCTGCACTGTTTTTAGTAGGTGCAGCACTCTTACGCTTATTAGCTTTCTGAACTTTAGACTTACGTGCTAGTTCTTCATTCTTAACACGTTGTACTTCTTGTTCTTTAGCTACCTGTTGATCCTCAGCTCTAGTATCCATAACAGGATTAGCAGTGTTCTGTTCTGCAAAGTAAGCTACTGCTGCTTCTTTGTAATAATCAAGATCTGTTTTACGACCTCCATCATATACTTTAAGCTTAGCAGCAATAGGTTGTACTTTATTAAACATACCACTTTTAATATCTGTATGTAAAGCCTTAATCATCTGAGGATCTTTGGACATAACATTCCATGACGTATCATCCCAATCATTGGTAAGCACTTTCTGTGTAAGTGTATACTCTGGATCAGCACTAATGTCATCTATTACATCTTTTAAATCTAAGGCTTGTTCATCACGACCATAATCGTTAGGTACATAGTTGTTATCTTCAGTATCTAAATCGAGGGCATCTACACCTGTTCTCTTTAGTAACTCTCCAATAGCACCTTTATCACCTTTCAACACATCTATAGCTAGATTGATGTCATCTTGACTTAACTGCGCTTGTTCTATAGCATCTATAGTCTTACGCCATGGTTTAATCTTCTGCATCTTTTTAGTATAGTTCATAGCTTGAGCAAATACTTGAGGAAACTTTTCTTTAATCTCGTCATCAGTAAATTCATACTCTACACCATCAGCTTTAAATTTGCTTTTCTGTGTTGGTTGAAGTTTATCAGTATCTTTAGTAGTATCGTCAGAGTTTTTCTCATCAGTGTCTTCGATATTCTCGTTAGACTTATCGTCCTCATCTTCTGAGTTCTCATCATCTACTTCTTCAGATTCATCATCATCTTCAATATCATCATCGGAGTCCTGCTTGTCAGATTGTTCCAAATCTTCTGATATCTCATCAACATCTTCTTCTTCCATATCTACTATTTCAGTATTAGGAGTTTCACCTTCTACAATATCAGAATTAGCTTCCGCAGCTTTAGCCTCTTTAAAGGCAGCTTCTAAAGCATCATCATCCATATCATAGAGATCGTCTTCATTATAGTTAGACTCGTTCTCTAGTGTATTAGACATCTACTACTCCTCATCTTCTTCAAGATCTTCAGTAGTAAATTCCTCTGGAGCTCCTAAGTTCTGAATCATAATAAAGTAATCTTCTAGAGCACTAATAGCAACTAATGATTCCATAATCTCTGGTCTTAAACCATTCTGTCTTACATAGTCAGTAGCTAGTAGACTAACACCTTTGATTGCTTTGTCCTTAAAGTAACCCTCTCTAATAAGCTTAATGAAGTCTTCATTTTGCTCTAATCTATCTAGTGAGTTCTTTAGTTCAACCCAATACTCGTTCTCTACAGAAGCTAATGCCTCATCTTCAACATTTTCAGTCTTTGCTTGGTTAATCATCATATTATGATTCCTTTAGTTATTGATATGTGAATTTATAACAGAAGTTATAATCGCTGTTATTATAGAGTACTTAAACTTAACTTAACCTTACTGTAAGCTTAATTGAGCAAGTCCTTGTTCTTCAGTAGGCGTATGTTGTTCTTCCATCATAGGTTCTTCCATACCTTGTCCACTTTGTTGTTGTAGTAATTGCATAGCTACATCAATGATCTGTTGTGGTACACCTTCTTTAAGAAGCTCTTCTGGAGTAATACCTTGTTGTAATAACTGCATAACTTGAATAACTAATTGTTGCATCTCTTGTTGTCTATTACCTTGTCCCATACCTTGTTGTGGTCCTACAACTTGTTGAGCTAATCCTTGTTCTTCCATCTTACTATCCTTTTAATTATATAAGCCAAACTTACGCATAGCTGCAGCTAGTCCATCATCTACACCAGCTGTATGAGCTTCATCTATCTTCTTATAGATATCAGCCTTCTTTTGTTCCTCAAGTACCTTAGCTCCTATTGCAGCTAGTCCTTGTAGTTCAGCATCTTTTTGTTTCATAAGATTACTAGCTTGTTCTACTCTAGCTGCTCTATCTAATATTGTCATTACATAACTCCTATATTGGTATCACCATTCTTAGCTTGATAATGCATACTAAGTAAGTTCATTCTGGCTTTAAGCTCTTCTAGTTCCATCTTATTCTGATGCTCTATATCATGATTCTCTTTAACAAACTTCAAGTCTGTCATATCTTTATCACTATATAGTTTATCAGCTTTAGCATTCTCTACTCTAGTCTTAGCTTCTTTAAGCTGTACATCCATAGCATTCTCTTTAGCTTTCTTATATAAGTCGACTACTTGAGCTTTAAGTTTCTCATTCTCTAATGCTAGTTTATCCATCTCTAGTTTCTTAGCTTGTTCTTCTGTAGGATCAGGTTCTGGCTTATAAGCTTCTATCTTAGCCGCTAACTCTGGCATTTTATTAAGGGATGCTATATCAGCAAGTATAGTTTGCATTAAACCCATACCTAAGTTAGGCCCTATAGTCTGTAGTAGGAAACTAAGTTGTTGAGCTTTAGCACTATTGTCTTCAGCAGTACTGATACTAATATCAATATCTATCCTACCTTCAAGATCATCTCTTCTAATAGGTACAAACTCTTTACTTGTAACTCTTACTACTTCTTCTTCCTCAAGGAATTCTGAGTTATAAGCCATCCACTTACGCATTAATGGCTTAATAAGATTCTCAGACATATTCCTAACAAGGTTAAGCTTACGCATACTTGTAGCATCTGTAGCTAATCTAGCACCTGTAGCAGTACTTCCTAAACTACTAGAGCTAATACCACCAGTAAAGCCTTTAACACCAGTCTGGCTCTCTATAGCATTATCCATAAGACTTAGCATGTTAAATGCACTAGAAGGTATCTGATTGTAACTACCTTGCCAGAAGTCATTAGGGCTACCATTAAACTCAAAGTTCTTAGCAGCTAGAAACTTCTTCTTATCAGTAGGGGTTAAGGCTCCTTTTCTAATACCAACTTGACCATTATTAGACCTAGCCATATTATCAATCAAGCCTCTAATGATAGCAGTCTTAATCTTTTGATTATCTCCAATGTTCTCAGCAAGAGCTTCACCTTCTAATTGGAAAGGGATTGGAGTAAACGGTACTACAAGGAATGGAGCTTTTTTATCAGGATATGGGTTATCTTCTAATCTAATAATGATATCAGAATCAGTCCATACACATACTACTGGTGTAGCAATACCTGAACCATCCATATCGTAGTTACCCCAATACTCATATACTACTATTTTCTTTCTAGCAGCATCACTAAATTCAAAGTAAGTCTCATCTTCAGGTCTATAATCATAATCATCAGTCATAGTACTCTTAGCTACTTTAGTAAGATTCTTATATCTACCATCTTTTCTAAGTGTACTAAGATCAGTTTCATATCTATAGATAATGAATTGTGCTTTATCAAGATCTCCCATACAAGTAGGGTCTACATATACATCTTCATTTCTACATACTTGAGCAGTAGGTTTATTTACAAGTACTTTAATATCTTCTATCTTAGTTTTTGTAATAGATTGTTCACCTGTAATTTCATCTACAACTACAGCCTCTACAATCTTCTCTACCTTCTCTTCCTCGTACTCCCAACCTGTTTGTACTATACAAGTACCTTCAGTAGCAAGTACTCTAGCAGCTCTGTTAATAAAGTTATATCTATCAAACTTTCTAGTGAACTGTGCATTAAGTAGAACTTCATTCTGTTCAGCAGCAGCTACATCTTCAGGCCCTATAGGATTACATTTAATAACATCTGGAGTACTTAAGAAAGGATCGGTCATACTAGGTATTAACCATTCTAATTGTCTCTTGATATCTTTGCTTACAATAGCAGATCTTCCTTTGACTTCATTACCATACTTTTTACCATAGGTCTCAGCAACCCAAGCATCTCGTTTAGCAACCCAAGTCTTTTGACCTACTT